AGAGTTGGTTGCGGCATTGTCTGCTAGTCCTCCGTGTAGCGCGCGCCTAACGGCTACGCGGCCCTTCCGAGATTGGCGCAGTTGATCACTGCGGTTGCGAGCCCGGCGGCTGCGCCCGACGCGACGATCACCTGGCCGCACGTGTACTCAGTCGTGTCCGTGCCCGGCGTCTTTGCGTCAGCCTGGCCATCAGATTGCGTACCAATCAGCGTACCGACCGTGAGCGCAGCATCAGAGCTGACCTTCGTGCAGCCAATCACGAGCACGCTCGCAATCTGACCACTCGTCGGCTTGTTTTGAAGCACGCCGATCGGCTTGTCCGTCGCGTCGGCACACAAGATCACCGTGTCGGCCGCCGACATTTTCACGAACATGAATTGCTTCGCGGAGAGATCCGCGCCCGCCTTGAAACTGAGAACGAGAGACCCCGATGCGAGATCAACACTCATGACTACGCCTCCTCACGGATGCGGGCCTTGAGCGCCGGATCCGACTTCAGAACTTCGACACGCGCCTTCTGCGCGCTCCAGCTCGTGTTGCTCTTACGCAGCTCAACCGCGCGCCTCTCGAGCTCGTCTCGTGCACCCGACTGCTTGCCCGGAGCGCCGAGAGTCTTGAACAGCTCGCTCTGGCCCAACTGCTTCGCGACCGTCGCGAGCATCGTTTCGAGCTTCGCACTAAGCTCAGGACTCACGTCTCGCACGGCGAGGATGAGATCTGCCTTCTCGTCGGGCGTGCCCGGAGCGAGCGCAAGCTCGCTTTTGTTGACGAGCTCCTTGCGCGCGGTCGCGCGCCGATCATTGGCGAGCTGCTTCTCAAGCTCGACACGCGATGCTTCGGCCTTCTCGAGCGCGACCCGCTGCGTCTCCTGTGTTTTGAAGACAGCTTCGAGCTTCGCGCGGATCTCGGGATCCGTGGTCTTCTCGATATCGGCCTTCGCGATCTCGCCGGTCGGCTTCGGCGCGTCAGGCTTTGCAGTCTCGATACCGAGTGCCTTCGTGACCTGTGCCTTGATCTCCGGATTGTCGAAGGCAGAGAGAGCGCGCAGCGCAACGCGCGCGGCCTCGCCGTCTGGACCGTCCAGCTTGATGCTGTCTTCCAGCTTGCACGCCGTCTCGAGCGCGCTCTTGAGCGTTGCGTTCTTCACGATTCGATCCTCCGATTTTACGAGTGCGATGCGTTTTTGATTCGCACCGCGCTGCACGAGTGACACTTCACTGACCTCAAGGTCGGTGAGGACGTTGAGCTCCGGCATGGAGCCTCCTAGTTGTTGGTTGTTGTGCGCGACAGATTGCCGCGAAAAGTTGTGTTAGCTACTGCCGCTCAGGTCTACGAATTCGACCTTCGGCATCGAGGCTTCGCTTGCAGGCGTCCGAAATCCATTCGCTCCGATTGAAAGCGCGTCGATTTCACCGTCACGGTACGCAGCCCATTCCAAGTCACCGAGCTTGATTCCGAGAACCCAGGCGCCCGAATGCACTGTGTCGTTGCCGAACGGAAGCTTGAACGCGCGATGCTCTTTGCCGTCGATCGCCTTCTGGTAATCGACGGTGCTCGGATATCGCTCGATCCAGGACTCCACGACGTAGGCGTCAGCAGGCAACGAATGGCCTCTGCCGATCACGCGAGACTCGCGCATAAATTTGTGTGCGGCGTCCTCGACGTGCCTCGGCGGCGTCCAGTCACCGTGCGCGTCGAACTGATACGGATCCAAAACCACGGCGTACACGATTTGCTTGGGCTCGTAATCTTTGCGGATCGCAACCTGCAACGAGCCGAGGCTATCGCCTCGCGTAGATTGTAGCGCACCTTTAGGTGTCGATTGCAACTCTTTCGTTGCTGCACTCGATTTCAAGATCTCAGCGAGCCGCTTCGTGACCTTCTCCGGTTGTGCGTTCAATCCTGCGAGCGAAGCCGGGTGCGGCAGAAAGTGCACTGCGATATCGGGCCGAAGCTCGCGGCACTCGCGTTCCGTGCCACGCCCGAGTGCGATCACCTCGACGGTCTCAGCGGGGATCGAATCGGGAAGCGCAACAGGAATCGACGCGTCGTAATACTTGCGAAACGCCACAACTTCGTCAGGCGAGAAACACGTTTGCGTCACGAAGACTCGTGGACAGTAGAGCAGTGTTGATTTGAGCGCACGTGTGATCACGGCGTAACTTCCGTGACGCAGGTTGTCACGCGCTTCAGTGATCGCGCTCTCGACACTTTGCTTGTGCGCGTGCTGATTCCACGTCGAGACCGCCATAGCGTAGCGCCGATCGTCGTCGGGATATTCGGCGAGCATCTCAGCGTCGGTCATGTAGCGCGTAAGAAAATCGTCGCGGCGTTCAATTGCATCAGGCGTTAGCATTAGGCTTCACCTCGTCACTCACTTCGCCGACGATCGCAGCAGCTTGATCCTCGGGCAGCCCGAACAGCGCCACGATCATCTTGATTCCACTCTCAGCAGGAATCTGGCGCTCGTGCACGTTTCGCACGATTTCGACCAGCGACTGTGTTCCGCCAACGCCAATCTGCTGCGCAAGTGGTGTACCGGCGTCGCTTTCGTTCGTGGCCACACGTTCAGGTACAGGCAAGTCTGCCGCACGCAAAAGTTGGTCTTCGAGCTCGGCTCGCGGTTGCACGAAACCGGCGAGGCTCGAAAGATACGTGGCCGTCTCTTCGAGCGACGATGCCGCGACCTTGCCGTGGCTTAGAGTTGGACGCAGTGCAATTGGAATCGAATTGAGATCGAAGACGCGGTCGAACACGAATCGCTGAAGCGTATCGCGCACGCCACCGAGAAGCGTGTAGAGCGTGAGAATGAAAAATGAGGTTTTGTTCTTGTCGAGCGCGTAGCTTCCTGCGCCTTCACCAATCGTGAGAAAATTCGCGTTGAACGTTGCCGCGATCTCTCGACGGTAACGATCGATCGCGCCACCAATCGCCGTGAGATCCCGCCCGCCTGTCGAGAGCAACCGGAACCTGTAGCCCGTAGGCTTGCCGTCGGCGTCGAGCTCCGACGGAATCAAGAGACCCATACGCTCGTCCGTGCGAATTTCCTGGACCAGCTTTTCGAGCTCAGTGCGTGTCGAGGCCTCTACGCCTGCTGCGTTCGGATCCATGATCGCCGGCGGAACCTCGAGCACAGGGAGCCCGGCGAGGTTCCGCTCATGCCCGATCGCTTCGATCTCCTGAAGGCGCTTAAGCAAATACCAGCTCCGATAAGCGTTGCGCAGTAGCGATCTTCCTTCAGGATTGTTTTTTGCAGATTGCGTGCGAAACAGCGCGCACCTTTCGATCGGCAAGAAAACGGTTCCGCGATCGAGCGTCTGAACCAGGCCGCGAATCCCGCCATCGTCGTCGAGCTGCCAGCGATCAAGTGACTCTTGCGCGCGAATCTCGATTTTACGTAAACCGATTCGCCCGTCATTGTAAGCTGATTCGCCCGAGCTTCGCGGCTTCAGGCAAACCTCGAAGTAGCTCCAGCCGAACACGAGCTCAGAGAAAATCTCTGAAATGAGATCACTCCAAGATTGCGAGAGATCTGATTCGAGCGAGCGTGCGAAGTCGAGAGCTGCGAGAGAACCCGTGTCCTGCCCCGACGCGGACCAAATCCACGGCACTTGTCTGACAAGTGTATCGATTGCGTGCAGCGCCGCGCCCGCTGTGGCGTCGTTATCCCGGATCTCGGTGTAGACTTTTGCGGCTTTGCGCCCGGCGAGTCGAGGGTGAAACTCTTCGCGAATCGAGCCGGCAGCTTGCTTGAGCCCAGTGCGTCCGAGCGGCGTGAAATCTGCCACGTCACGAAAGCGTAGAACGACGCGCGTGCAACGTGCAATAGTTTGCTTGTGCCTCCACGTATTTCGCCCGCCGAGCTCGCATCAACACGTCGCAAGCTGAGATCGCAAACAGCACGCGTCGAGACTGAGCTGCGTGTTCGCTTGTCCGCCGAATTCGCGCGTATCATCCGACGTGAAGTCTTGCGTGCTGTGCAGCTGAAAGGCATAAGCAAAATTCGGAAGGCAATTACGAGTGANGACGAAGACTCGATTTGGAAGCTGATTGAAGATGCGAATATTCAAGTTTTCACNGAAGCGCGCCGNGATTTCACGTCAGGATTTCGAATTGGCGTGGTTCGGCGCGACACGAAACGCGACACGATGCTCGCAGCNAAGGAGGTGAAGATTCGCGAGTTTCTTTATGAAGCCCGAATCGATCTCGCAGATCGCGTGCGCCACGTGATTTCCACGGCAAGCGAAACCGCAACAATCGACGAGACCGCGCGTCGGCTGTTCACGAGTCTCCGAGACCACGGAACGTTCTCGCGCGCACGGGCTGAAGTGATTGCGAGAACGGAAACAGCGCAAGCGGAAAACTTCGGGATCGTGACCGGGCTCAGCGACTCAGGCTTCGAGATGCTCGAATGGATCTCGATTCGTGACGACCGCGTGAGACCCGATCATGAAGCCATGCACGGCGTGCGCGCAAAGATCGGTGAGCCCTTCACGCTGCCTGACGGCACCGAGCTCGAGTTTCCAGCACACTTCGACGGTCCGCCCGAGCATGTAATCAACTGCCGATGCACGGTCGCGCCGGTTGTCGAATAGACATTGATTGAGGCACGCTCAAACCATGAGCGGCGGGAGCTACGATTACGCGTACCGAAGACTCGAAGAACTCGCTGACGACATCTCATGTCGCGCGGCGCACTCGACCACGTGGCAGGCACGTGCAGCATTTGCTGTACTGCTTCGCGCTTGCGCTCACGCGGCACGCGCTATTGAGTGGGTTGATTCCGACGACTGCATGCCAGGTGACGAGCTCGCCGCAATTGAAGCAGCACTGAACGCCGCCGGACGCGTGCCCAGTGACAGCGATGCCGAGCGAATTCGGTGTGCCACAGAAGTGCTCGCGCCTGAGCTGTTCGCAAAATCTAAATGAAACGTGTTGTGTGCAGTGTCCTGCTTGTCGCGTGCGCCGATCCTGTAATCGTCGCACCCGTCGATTGCGATTCACCGTGCTACACCGGACCTGCGTGGACGCGGCACGTTGGAACATGCCGTGACGGTTGGCCTCGTTGTGTAGATCGGCTCGTGATCACGTGCGAGGGCGAGGTGCTTCCGCGCGAGGAAGCTTGC